CCCCCATATTGGTTAAGAACGCAATAGGTGACCCTGGACCGAAATGGACCAGTTAAGAGATTTATGTTCTGATTTTTAAGGGAAAAATAGACTTTAAGGGATGTAAACAGAAGAGAAAGTGGCCCCTACAGGATTGGATATAATAAACTAAACTATTGATAATAATATAATTATACCGTTCATATAAAAATACATACCCCCACAAATACCCCCTAAATCAATTTGCTAGATTTTAATTTGGATTGGCAGACTGACATGTCCTAGCAGGACACAAACCTCTGCACAGGTACGACCGGCCCCCAAATCATGCTCACTTAAGCGCGCGCTCATTCCCAGCAATAGTGTTTTTGAGCGACAAGGCTTTTCTGCTACGATGTTGTGCAAATGATGTCAACGTCAAACATGATATCCTTCTGCTAACCACTGGGACGTTCCGCTCGTTGATGGCGGAGGGATTTAATGCTCAGTGGGCAGAAGATAGTCTTGGGTGGGGAAATGGAAAAAATATCTTTTTTGTACTTATCGCCAATAGTTGCAGGTAAAATAGCATCTCCTATTGTGCATCTACCTGAACCATGGATTACAGTAAAAGAGGTGCCCTGCTCTGCAAGTTTTGATGTGACATTTGGCTTGATTATCAAGTTGCTTAAGCCATATCGTGTTGAGATCGATGTTTACTATGAAGGCGAGAGCATGATTGAAAAGGATAGGGGAGTTATCTCTGCAGACCCTATTGTTGCTCGTGCAACCTCAAAAAATGATTATGTAAGCATTGAAAACATGCAGCTAAGAAATGTCACATTAAAAAACCTTGGACTTCATCGTCTACAGGCCACTTTATATGGCGATGCCGATGGCTCAATGAAAGAGGTCCATATGGCTGAAAGCTTCTTTTATGTTTCTGATGGATGGGGAAATTGATGCCACAAGCGGTTGATATAATCACTAGAGAGCCCCGCATTGAAGAACATGAAGATACAGCACATAATCTTCATCATGGTAGCGGTAACGGAGGGGGTGATGACATGCTTCAAAGAGTGAAAGATTTAGAGGTCAAAGTAGCCACTTTGGTAACTGATGTAGCTATCATCAAAGACAAACTCGCGTCCAAAGAAGACATTCAGTCTGTTAAAACTGAGATGCATAAAGAGCTAAATGCACAGACTTGGAAAATAATTGGCTCTTTAGTGATAGCAGTTTTAATAGCCGTCCTATCAAAATATTATATAAAATAACTTATAAAAACCCGCCACCGCGCCGGGTTTTTTTATACCTGCTTCACGCCCGAGCTGACTATCTCAGCCGCATCCGGGTAACCCCCTTCCTACTCGTATCAGTTTCAAGACTTTGATAAAACTTAGGCCTAACCACATAGTTGCCTAAATAATTTCACTTCAGCTTAGCATTGATGGTTTATGCTCTGGGCAACATTGTGATTGTTTAGTTATCAAATTGGAGGTAGATAGATGGAATCACCGTATATGACGTACGATGAAGTGGCAGCTTACTTCAGGCGCTCAGTCAAGACAATACGCAACTGGAATAGTTGTGATCATAGGACAGGAAAGAAAAGAATGATTGGTTTCCCTGATCCGGTAACGAGAGGATTGTTCCTTAAGGATGAGATTGTCAATTTTGATTTCTCTGGGTTAAATAACAACCAATTCGTAAAGAAAAAATCAGCCTGACAAATTAAATTATATCCTCATTTGATTTTTTGTGGTTGTAACCTTATCTGCTAAAGTTTTAAGCAAGGATAAACATCGTTATTTTTCCAATGCGGATGCAAACGGCACAAGGAAGCGCCTGGCATTTATTGATCTAACTAAAAGAACGAGCATGGCAAGCCAGCTGAACATTACACATAAAATTGATGGTATCCATTTTGTAGATTCAACAGCATCAGACAAAAAACAAAAGCTCAGCCCGTATAAAACATTTGATATAACACTTCCATTCTTGGTAATAAAATTCGAAAGCCTATAAATTTTATTTTTTCTTTTTGAGTAATAAAGAAACCATGGGTGTTCTTTATATTTATTTAGAGAAGAAATGCTTATTAAGCACAAAACAACAGGCATAGCCACCATAAATAAAGAAATCAATAAATAAAAGCGATAGTTTTCTATCACATTATTAAATGCATTAGTTTCTATGGAACCATCGGCATGAGCGCTATAAAAATGAGCCAAAATAGCTTTATATATTATCAGAGCAACTAATCCAAACAAACTAGCTTGAAAGTAATCCTTATAGAGAGCATCATATTGTTCTTTACGATTTTCATTATCCATACCATCTCCATTCGGAAATTAAATTTCATTAAAAAATATTGATAAGACTATATTATTCTCTTAAACACACCCTATAAATTCGCCAAGAGAAAACACCGCCCTAATAATTTACTTTAGCTTTTTTAATATTTCAGAGAAAACAGTAACTATTCTTGCGTCAGACGATTCTTGTAATTTATCTTTCTCTAATGAAGATGTAGTTTGTCCTTTTTCCAAGATGAAATTCCGTTCAGTCCGCATTAAGTGCATTGACAATTCCTTCATAACCTCATCGCTTTGCACTCCTTGCATATATTTTATCCCCATGACCTTCATCTCAATGTTAGTAATCTCATTTTGATAATATTTAATTTCGTCAAAACCATTCTTATATAGTTTGAGAAAAAAGTACGCAAATAACTCTACAACCAAAACAAATGATAGTTTCGGCATAAAACTTATTAAAAGATTAACACCACCAACAATTGAATTCTGCGCATCATATACAAAATAAGCTAGTGCCAATATTCCAGATAAAGCTATGGTCGACCCTATACCTAAATTAACCCCCCCCCTGCGATTCAGGTTTTCAATTTCCGCTTCCAACCTGTAAACCATATCTGTATGAATTTTGTGGAGTGAACTGTTTTTATTAAAAATAGCAATATCAGACTTTAAGCCATCTTCAGCCAGCTTAATAGTATTACCTATAATCCTTTTCTTTGCCTGAGATATAAAATCTCGCCTTTCATCATCTGTAAGATTAATTGCAACATCTGAAAGAGACCTCTCTTCAATTTCATCAACCTTTTTTTTAAGACGAAAAAACTGATTGTAAAGAAAACCATCCAGACTGTCTTTTTTCTTTTCTCCAATCCCTTTATTTAAATAGGAAATAATTGCAGCCAAAAAAGATGAAAAAACCATTACTCCAGTTACCCATGCAGAGATGTAACTTGTTCTTCCATCGGTGTATTGTCGTAATCCTGGGAATATGCTGACAATAACACTAATAAAATCATTGAGAAAACTAGAAAAAACTAAAACAACAAAAACCATCAAAATCAATAGAATGAAAAATTTTAACAAAGCAATTTTTTTTGATGGAAGCTTACTCTTCATTTCACTCGACCAGATAATAAATAATAATTAATGTATAAGAGAAGTTGCATTTATGCAACATTATATACCTCGGCTCACATAAAAAACTCCCATACTCTTCCCTTATCTGCATAGTTTTTTCAGCGCCTAAACCAGCCAAAAACAAAGACATCACCTCTTTAAAAACAAATATGAAAATTTTATCGCTAATAAAAAAACAGTCACACCTTTTCTATCAGTGAAATTCATTTAAAAAATAGATTTTTTGATGTTAAAAATCAACGAAGTTACCATTACTGCTGAATTAATTTGATTAACCAGGTGGAACAGGCCAAGTGATGGCGAGCGCCTTACTGGTATCCACTGTCTGAAGTGCTTTAATGTATATAATCCAATTGGTTAGTTTCGCTTTGTCGTCATCACTTATCATGCCAAGCAAAAGCTCTATTTGCCACAGACTGATTTTCTGCTGAGCCTCGCTCAGTAATCCTGATTTTTTGCTGGCAGCGTCTTCAATTTGGGCGTCGTTTTTTTTCTTGCTCTCTTCATCGGTGATGACCCATGATGACTTTTCTTTGTCAAAATTGTATTCATAACCATCTGATGGATAAGGAATTAACTTACCATCAATGTATCCATCCCCTATTCGAGCAGTGAATTTTTCATTGACCTCGATAACAGTAAATCCTTCAAAAATTACACTGGCATCTCCTTGCCCGTCCCACACAACGATATTTCCCACAAAACCATCTTTAATCAATGCGTAACCTGACATTATGCATACTCCCAAATAATGATAAGTCCATCGCCGCCGTTCCCGCCCGCCTGAGAATTTGTATTGGACTGGATAGTCAGTGAACCGCCACCGCCTGCACCATATCCACGACCGTCTCCACCTGAGCCATTGGTTGAACCGAATCCGCCATGCCCCAGCGCTGTGTTTGCACCTACACCGGCACATCCCCCGTTAGCGTTGTTCATCTGACCTGCAGCGCCCACAGAACCGCCCATAGCAAGGATTGCTTTAATAGAACTCGCTAATGTAGGAGTATCCGCACCCACGCCGCCGCCTGCCACACAACCCCAGTTGAATGAGTTGTTGGTTGTGCCGGATGTTCCTCCCTTGCCTCCGGGTAGTGTGAGTAGTGAGCCAAAGGTTGTTTGACCACCCGGAGATCCCTGGTTGTTAGGTGCGCCGGGTTTATTTCCGCCTAAACCTCCTTTGCCGCAGCTGTACGCAATGTTAGAAAAAGAGTTTTCTAAAATAAACCTGGCGTAAGCTCCGGATCCGCCACCGCCCGAAACTGAATAAATATAGTTATCCCCGGACCTTCCTCCCGCATCTGCGCCGCCGCCGCCGCCGCCAGCGCCAACTGCCTCCACGACGATTTTTTTTGTTCCGGAAGTCGGAACATATGTGCCGCTTCCTGTCAGCACCTGAACATTTAACAAACGTCCCGGACCAACCAAAGTATTTAACGCAGCGAGCAACTGGGCACTGTTTTTTGGATCGGTCGCTAATCCAGCTGCTGTGAGAACATTAACAAGCTCGTCCTGTACCGTGTTAAACCAGCCTGCCATCATGCGTGTTGGCGCCACACCGCCTGCCACGTTCCCGTCTGTCCAGTGCCCGTCAGCCGTCGCTGTCGGCGTTAAATCACCAATTTTAAGCATGAAAAACCCTTACCTTGCGGCAGTAATTAATGAGAAGAAGAACGCCTAACCGGCGTAGTTAAACAGGAGAATCAGGTGTGAGGGTGCGAGCTTGTTCAACTGGCACTCAAGCTGTTTGTTTCCCCAGGAACGCAGCGGATCGCCACAATAGCTGATGCCGGCCTGCGCATATTTGATGGTGGTCTGCGGTGCATTAACACGCCACACGAATGGCCAGTCGTCACCGTTCAGTGGGTCCCCGCACACCGACAGCCCGCACAGGGCCGGGCGAAACAGCGTGATGGTGACCGTATAACCGAGGGTTGCGGCCATCTGCACAAAATACCCCGGCGACAGGCCGCCCGTACTGGTCAGTTTAGAGACCACTGCGGCCTGCCGATCGCTGATACTGTTAATCTCACTGATTGCACAGTCGTCAGGCAGACCCAGCGATGCCTCCTACTCAGGCAACATCACCGTTGCGGTCGAGGGGAAAGCCCCTGAAAGTAAAAGCTCGCCGGTACTGTCGGTCACCTCATAACGCCGCCCGATCGCGCGCAGGGTTTTAAAATGCACGCTGTTGTTATCACGGGGCCAGGCCCTTCCGGGGGGAAGAAGCTGACTCAGTGCGCCGGCATAGTCATCTGCGCTGTACTGACTCATGTGTAGGTCACCTTACCTCTGACGGGTAATTCCCCCGTAGCGAGAGCAATGTTGGCGGCGGGCTGCACCAGCACATAACCCGTGGTCCCGTCCACGTCCCCTATCGCCTTGTTAAGGTCTGACAGGTAAATTTTTCCGGTCCCCCCCCTTCAAAAAACACGCCGTCGATCGCCGCCGCGATGGCGGCCACCGTGGTGCTGCCGGCCTGACTGATTCCGTTTATCACAAAATCGACCGTCTTCTTTACCGGGGAACAGACCCACACAACCGCCGTATCGCTCTGCAGTGGGAAGATATGGTCAGCCACCCTTCCCTGGTCACCGCTGGATTTCACTGCATAATACGGTTCAAGCGAGGAGACCCCGTCGCTGCCCGTCGGAAAACCACCGCTCGCGGTCGCATTATCGGTCATAATGTAAATCCCAACGGTACCCGCGCCCATGATGCGTCGCTTCACCCAGGCGCGCGTAATCCCGGCCACTTCCAGCGCCCAGGATTTGTAATCCGCATCACTGCCGCCCTGTGGCGGGTTCTGATATGCCAGCAGCACGCGCTGACGAAAGTCCTCTTCGTCTTCGATGTCCGCGCCGCCGGTCGCGGCCGTAGCCAGTGTGCCACTGCTCTGAAGCCCCGGTACGTTAACATCAAGCGTGAGCACGGTACCGGCCATCGCATTCCCTTTCGCACCACCGCCGGTGATATCGGCGGCAGGATCGGACAGCAGCGCCGTGACCGGACCGCTGCCGCTGCCAGTGGCATCCGGTGTAATATCGGCTAGGGTTTTGTACTGAACGCCGTCGCTGCGGTTAAGCAGGCTGCCCGCGGGCAGTGTCGTGTTCACTGAGCCCTGTATGGTAAAGGCCGGGGACGTGGCCGCACTGGCCGCTTTGCGGTACACCTTTTTCATTGCGCCCCAGCCGGCCAGATACTCATCGGTTGAGGTAAAGGGGTTGGTCTGCAGCGCGATGTAATCAAGATAGGCATTATGCAGGTGTGCCATCCCCGCATCGGCATCGGCGAGCACGGCAAGGTTGCTGTTTTTAAGGACAGTCCCGGTGCCCTCAAGCTCTGTTTCAAGGTAAAGCCGGTTCTGCTGACGCAGTTCGGTCAGGGTCGGACGTTTAAACGGCATAGCGGATCTGCTCCCAGAGCCAGTAAAATTTCATTGCCACCGGACGTGACGCCCCCGACTGCTGCAGGGTCAGTATCAGGTCCAGTCGTGAAGGCCAGATGATTTGAGCACTTGCACCCAGATCACTGACAATGCCGTCTTCACGCAGCCAGGCCAGCGACTCCAGCGCGTACTCTTCTGCCCTGAGGGCAACCTCCCGGCTGAGCACTTGTCTGTCGAGTAACCACAGACGGGACCCCATGGGATCCACGCGGCCGGTATCGCCCCACCAGCCGCGCCGGTCGCTGCCCTCGTAGGCATCATCGTCGCGCGCCATCCTGTCACTGAAAAGGCTGAGGATAACCGCCGTGCGCAGATCGTGACCGGTTTCCAGCATTCCGCCGGCGACTGACCAGTCTGCCCTCATCTCTGCCACATTCCAGGTGTCCGCAATATCACTCACGATGCAGGTTCTCCCGTTTTCTCCGTACTGAGCGTGCTGCTGCCGCCTTGCACGTTTTTGATCTGATGACTGTGGTCGTTATATTTATCCCGGAGTGCTTTGACCGACACGCTGTTAGTGTCGCAGTTATCAATAACGTCGCCTGTGACATACAAAGCCGGCGTATTGAGGCGTACGGAGTCCGTCGCGGTGGCGGTCAGTTTGCGGGCGTTGCTGACCGTAACGTCCTGCCCACTGGCCTCAATCTCGATCCCCTGCTCAGTGAGGCGCACAAACAGCCCCCACTGGTTATACATCGCGGACTCACCGGGATTAAGGCCGACCAGCCGGAACGTCTGGTGACCGGAGGCAATGACCACGGGGTTTGACCGATCCCCGCCAAGGAACCCCAGAACCACGTCGGTGCCCACAGGCAGGCCCGAGGTAAAGCCGAACTCTGCCATGCGCGTGGCGCTGGCGGCCTCAAGCGGGGTCTGGTACTGCACCTTCTGTACGACGCCCGAGTCATCAAGTCCGGTAATGCGACCAATGCCCAGCAGGCCCGCGATCCGCGTTGAAAGCTTACGCACGACATCGTTTAAAGCGTTCATCGGGTTAGCTCCAGAAGTTGCTGATAGAAAGCATAGGGCTGAACGGTGAAGGCGGCCGGGGGCATCAGGGAAAGCTGTGCGTGGGTGCCTTCGCTGTTGCGCAGATACGATACTTCCGCCAGCAGCCACTCCTCATTCTCAAGCCCGAAGGCCGGTATGTTGATGGGGACGAGTGTGTTGGGCTCCCACAGCTTACCCGCACTGTCGCGCCAGTTGTCCACAATGACGTTAAGCTGTTTTGAGCGACCGTAGCGGCGGTTCATTTCCCAGTCGATACAGCGCTGGGAGAGTGCCTGCGCCGTCATGGTGGATTCCACGATCACGATACGCTTGCGATAGCGCATGCTGGCGGCTTCCGGATCGCGCGACGTGGCAAGCGTGACCGCACCGTAACTCGCCGACGGCGAAATCTCGGCCGTAGGCGTCATGCTCATGGAAACGCCGACGTAGTCAGAAAAGCGCTCATCCATGGACGCCCGAAAGTAGGCGTCCTCGATGTTTACCCCCTGCGCCACGCCGCTGGCGGCATGCCGGGTACCGACGCGCGTCAGCAGCAGGCTGCCGTCAGGCTGATCAAAATAGAGCAGCGCGGACCACCGGCTGATGCGGTCAATAACCTCCTGCGGTGACTCGCCCCAGTTGAGGGTAAACTGCGGCACGCGCGCCAGATCCGAGACGTCAGAGTGAACGCTGATGCCGTAGGGCTGCGCCAGGCGTGAGGCTATCTGCAGCGCATCGGATTCGTTGATCACGTTATTGGGCCATTCTGCGGAACAGTCCACCAGATCCTGGCACTTACTGCGCCCCGTCGCCCGCACCTCATGACGCCGCGCAGAGATCATCGGGCTCCACTGGTCAACGTAACCGGTCATGACCAGGTCATCGTCCAGACGAACCTCGCAGGGCTCCCCTTCCCTGACCAGCTGTTTCTCACTGCTGCCGGGGAAGTAGTCCATCAGGCCGAGATCGAAATCTGAGGGAAGCCGCTCGATGCCGCGCGTCACCCGCACGTCATCCCAGCCCTGAATATTTTTGCCCCCGACGGTCAGAATAAGTTCATCTTTCACTGGGGTTTCCTCGCCATAAAGCGCAAAGGCATAAAAGCCGGGTGACGCACGCCGGTCTCCTGAATCAGTTCATCGCTGCGGGACGCATCCTGATAAAGGCGCGTGGCCAGCACCAGCGACGGCATCACCGCAGGGACGGACACCTGCATCACGTCTGCGCCAGTGGCACCTTTCAGCGCCATCGCGTCCACAAAAGCCTGCCTGAGTGCCAGAAGCGCGTTGTAACTGTCGTCGTCGCCCCGGTCACCGGCCATCACCAGCGCAGCGTCGAGCTGATCACAGACGCTCTCTTTGATTGCCGATGCATCACCTGTCCCCGCCGGATTCGCTTCTGCACCGGCAACCGCCACCGCCCCCGAGCAGAGCACGAGAATAAGCAGTGTGGCGCTGGCCGCCACGGCAGCGTTTTCAGGCGTGGCGTAATACTGCCCACTGTCTGCCTTTGCCAGCTTTTCCAGCGCCCGGATACGCTCTTCGGCACCACCGGGGCTGTTGAGTATCGCCAGCACGATGGCCTGAACCCGTGAGGCAAAATCGTCCATGGACGTGAACGCCGGAAGCGCTGAGGCCAGTTGCGTGATGCTGTCACGGGCCGTCACGCTTCTCGCCATGGTGATATTTACCAGCTGCGCGGTATCCGCAGTGTCATCCACATCCGTGGTGCCGGTGGCACCGGACGCACTGCCGCCCACGGTTCCACGGCTGTACCGCCCGTACCGGATGCTCCCGAACGTTGAGCGCAGCGTGCTGCTGAGGTTGGTGACTTCGCTGACGGTGTCCGTCACCATGCCCTGCCAGAATGAGGCAACCCCGCGCACCGTTTTGATCGCCTGGGAAACGCTCCGGATTTCCCCTTTGACCTGCGCCAGAAAGGAGGCCGCCGTGGTGCTGGCAAGCTTCAACCAGTTTGTGCTCACCACGTCCCCCGCCTGGGTGCTGCCCGTAGCGGAAAACACGCGAAGTCCCGACTCGATAACAGTCAGCGTGAACTCAAAGGCGCGACCTGCATCCATGCTTTCAGTGACCCTCAGGCCGCCTTCCGGCACGCTCACCGTCAGCTCACCCAGCGTCGGGTGAATAAGCGTGCCAGAACCGCTGGCTTCGCAGGCCGCGATCAGCGCCTGACGCTGGCTCAGCACGTCGCCCGCCTGGTAGCGCAGGCTGTCCTGCACCAGAAAACCCCGGATCGCTATTTTCCTGACGTCGCGGCCCATATCCTCGACCCAGACCGTGTCGCGGTAAGGGTATTCATGCACGGCCTGGCGTCGGCCAAAAACACCTTCGCCCTCATAAACGCCGAACGGCACGCCGCGAAAGCTCGCCGGTCGCAGGTGTGCCTGCCAGTCCCAGCCGTCACCGCTCCCGGTGAGGCCGGAAAGCAGGTTTTGTATGATTGCCATAGAGTTGAAATCCGGTTGTTATTAGGGCCAGGACATAGATGTCGCAACGCGACCGCCCTGCGTGATGAGCTGTTTACGTTCGCCGGTCTTATCGTTAATGAGCGTCAGTTCGACGGCGACTTTATTCTCCTGACCGGCGGCGGCTGACTGTCCACCGCTGCCCGCAGAGGAAACGGGAGAGGAAAGCGTGCCGCCTGACGTCTGTGCATCGGCCTGCCGCTGCGCCTGTAAGGTCTGCGGATCCCGAAGTCCTTTCCAGCGGTCATCGTTGATGGACGTGTGAATGGCCTGATTAATCTCATTATCGGTATAAGGCTGCGCACCGTTTTCATGAGAAATAATGGCGCTCATCACCCGGCGAAGCGTGGCCGGATCGTGCAGGTTGATACGCTCACGCGGGTCAAAACCGGTTTTTTTCGCCACATCATCGATATAATTCTGGGTTTTGTTCTCCGTCGCGGGGGCATAGGTGTGAATGATGCCGTTAAGGGTGTTGTTTCCCCGGTCACCATACAGCTGAAGCTGGCGCGACAGCGCCGCCATCCCGTCATGTGGTGTGGGAAAGCGCACAAATCCACCGTCATTTCCGCTACTGTTGGGGGCGTCACGCAGGTTGCCCGGATTGTTGTTTCGGATACCGCGGGCGTTACCCCCCGTGCCCGGGCCGGTATAGGCGGCGGGAACCATAGCAGAGGGTGCTTTAAGTGCAGCGGCAATATCGCCCTGCAACACACTTGCCTGATCGCCCAGGCCGTAACGTTCCCGCAAATCACGTCGCTGTTTGTCCGTGATCTGACCCGTGATGAGATTCACCTGCTCATCGGCGGGCAGCGAATTCAGGTATTTTTTATCGTCTCTGGCCCGGCGTACCCAGTCGCCCTCGCTGCCCCGAAGATTACCCAGAGCCTCATTCAGCGCCACCGGATCGCCGGGATTCTGCATCAGACGCCCGACGCCACGCAGGCCGTCATTAACAGAGCCGTCGGAAAGCAGACCGCCCGCCACCTTCTGGCGGACCCGGTTTTTAAAGCCGTCCCAGGCCGCACTCAGGCCAGTCAGGTTGCGGTTCAGCTCCACCAGCTGCGTGTTAACTTTGGGATCAACGGTGAGGCCCAGCTCATCAGCTCGGGTGAGGTAAGCTTTCAGCTTCGCCCCTTCACGTAACAACGCCAGGCCACTGGCATCAAGGCCTAACGCGTCCGCGACCGTTTTCTGGCGATCCGGCGTCAGCGACGGGAACACCTGCGCCAGCTGCTCAAACGTGCGCATGACGTCGGCGGTGCCGTCTTTATTTTTGACAATCTGCACGCCCATCTGGCTGAGCACAGACAGCACGCTGCCGTTACGCCCCTGCAGGGCATCGTTGAAGGTTTTATACATGCCCTCAACCGACGCGCGCGCACCGTCGCTGTCAGCGCCAAGAATCTGCATGGCCCCGGAAAGGCGAGTGAAATCATCAACCCGCATACCGCTGTTTTTTGCCGCCACGTCCAGGCTGTAGGCGTTGTCAGCGGCCTCTTTCATATTACCGGCAAGCGCCTGCGCGCCTCTGGCGAGACCATACGCGGCAACGCCCGCGACGCCCATTCTCCCGGCAATGCCCCCGAACCGTCCGGCCAGTTCCCCCACCATTTTGAGCGGTGGCACCATGTCGCCGATAAACTGTACGTTGTCCCGTGCGGCCTGAGACATCCCCTGCAGGTAGCGGGTGAACGTACTGAGCTCACCCGCCGACTCCTGTCCGCCGAGTTTCAGCGCATCGCGGGTTTTATCCAGCTCAGGTTCAAGTTTGCGGACGGCCTCTTCAATACGCGCGATGGCGGCGCTCGCCTCGTCATTACCGGCGAGCGTGAAATCAAAAACGTTAGCCATCGTCGTCGCCCCCTTTTCTCAGATCATTAATGCGCACCGCCTGCGCGTGCCACCAGGACAGGCGCTGCAGGCTCATTGCCCAGGCGCTGTCTGGCGGCCATCGGTAGTAAAACGTCACCTCAGCGGCTAAGCGCTGCCATCGCCCGAGGGCTTCCAGCTCAAAAAACTGAGCAGGTACTCCTCACACTTGCGGTAATCGATAAAATCCATGCCGGACAGAACCGACTCCGGTACGCCGCTGGTAAGCGAAAGCAGCAGACGCATGGCGGGAAGCGATCCGCGTTTTGCCTGCGCATCGTAAAACTGCTCCACCTGAGACAGCACCGGCGCTTTGAGCGGCAGGCTTTCCCAGGTCTGTTTAAGCGCATCGGAACTGAGCGGGACGCTCAGCGGGATAACGGTGCTTTTTTCAAGTTCAGCCATCTCAGTTCTCCGTCACGTCAGCGCCTTCCCAGCGCACGTCAAATACGGCTTCTTCGCTGTCCACTTCCTGGGTATTGACCGTCCAGAGTGCGCGCCCGATGATGGTTTTACCGTTCGCCAGTTCGGCGATCACGTTGACGTTGGTCTGACTGTTGAAGGCAGACACTGAAAGGCCACCGGCATCACGCACTTGGCAGGAGATGAACCCCGGCACCGGCTTTTCTTTATACCCGTGCACGGTATCCATGCCGCTCAGCGTGGTGCGCTCCATTTTTGACGGACGGTATTTAAACTGGCCGGCCACCATGATGGTGATCCCGTCGACGGTGACGTAGGCCAGACCGGCGAGCCGGTTTGAGGTATTTCCTGCCATGATGACTCCTTAACTGGCCTGCAGGCGGAACTGGTTAAGCAGCGCGAAGATGCGCAGCTGGTTCATCAGCGTGCCGTCCCAGAGGACATCCACGCGGTTCGGTTTTTTCGCGTTCAGCTCAACGATGAGACCGCTGGCAAAACCTTCCGCGTCCTGGGCGTAGCCGTTCCAGACCAGCGTCTGGTACTCGGCAATCTGGTCGGCACGGATGACGTTAGGCGTCACGATCGGCAGGCCCGGCGCAAAGCGCGTCCCGTTGGCGGCAAGCTGCATGCGCCCGAACTTGCTGGTGATCTGGGTGCGCAGATAGCGGGTAATGAACATCAGCTGAAACAGCGTCTCCACCTGCAGATAGCTGTCATCGGCATCGCCGTAGGCATTTTTCTGGTAGGTGGTGATGATGTTTTCCACCTGCACAGTGCCGTCATCAGCGACCGTAAAGGTTGAAATCCCGCTGAACAGCAGGTTGTTGCGCTCCGGCAGGTCAAAACGGTCTTCCAGCGCCGGGGCCAGTACGCCGCTGACCGGCAGGGTCTGGGTCGGCCTGCCTGGTGTGTTGCGAAGGCTCGGGGCGATCGCTGCAGTGTAGGCCGCCGCCCAGATGTACGCGGGCGTGGGTGATCGGTAAACACCGAGCAGGGACTCATGCTGGTTGTTCCGCGCGGCACCAGTGGTACCCAGCTGGCCGTAAGTACCGTTGACCACGCTGAACGCGTGACCGTAAAGCTGCTTGTCCCAGGCCCAGCGCCCCGTGGCGTCCGACAGAAACGCCTTAAGCACGTCCAGCGATGCCGTGTCGGTATAGGGGCTGACGATAAAATCAAAGGTCCGGTCCTGGAGGCTGGCCAGCGCCGCGGTCATGTCCGGCGCACCCGCCCCGCCGGACATCGGCGTCAGGGTGAAGGTCAGACCGGCAGGCGTGGTTTCGCCGCCGGTTCGCCCCAGGTAATTCATGCGGATGTCAATGCCGTTGCCATGCGCACCCCGGTTTTTTGCGGTCAGCGTGACGGTATCCGTTGCCCCTGCCGTAACCTGCGCCGTCACCGGCATCGCAGTGGTGCCGTTAATGGCTGCGCTCAGGGCAGACGCCATGGTGACCACCGTGTCGGTGGCGAGCACCGTCATCTGAACCCGCAGCCCGGCGATATACAGCGAAATGACGCCGGTGGCGCTGGGTGCGGTGAGAAACTTCAGCGACCCGCTGGCGGCGGTCATGCTGCCCTGTGCATCCGCGAGCGGCAGGATCCAGATTTCCGCAGCGGTATCGTTGGCCTGATACGCGGTCATCATGCCGTGCAGCATGCTCCCCTTGCCGCAGATCCCCGCCACCAGTGTGTCGGAAGAAACCTGCTGGGGAATGCCCGGCGTCGCGGTGGCGGTGTCAAGCTGCTGGCCAATGATGAGCGTACGCTGAACGGCGGTGGCGGTATTGGCGCGCGAATTATCAAACTCAACATAAAACAGCGGGGTCCTGAGCTGGTCAGGAATACGGCTGAAAGCAACCATTACTGTTCTCCTGCGTTTTTGCTGCTGTCAGTCGCGGGTGCCGCGGCGGGTGCGGCGGTCACGGGCTTCTGACTGTCTTTGACGCGAATCACATCACCGTCTCGCAGACGGCGGGTCCAGAAGATGTTTTCCGGTACGTCTTCGCCGGATTCGGGCAACACCGTGCCCCTGACGGGGCAGCGTACAAGCCTGCCATCAGCGGGTTTTACTAACATGTGGTTACTCCTGAAGGTTAATAATCATACCAGGCTGTGTGGTGCCGTCGGGCATTTTCACGGCCAGGTCAATCCCGGCGAGCGGTGAGGTGGTGACCGGATAGAAGTCTTCGGGCCCCTGGTAATACTCAACGTCAATTTCAACGGTGAGTTCACCGATATGACCGGATCCCTCACTGCTGACCGCCACGGCAGAGCGGACCTGCTGATACTGCTGAATCTGTCGGGTCAGCTCGTAGCTGTTGATAATGCCGCGCTCAATCTGCTCGCGGAGCGTTTCCAGCGCGATTTCTGACTGCTGCGCGCCGGTGTTGCCCTCTTCGGTATCAAAGGCCTGGGTGCGGCAGGTGATCCGCACCGTGGTCACCGTGGTGAACTGCGGCGCGTTGCGGCCGAGAGAGTGCTTGACGTCCAGCGGCGTCTGCACCAGCAGCACCGGAAAATCTTCGTCCATGGTGGGCCAGTCGCGCGGCGAATAGACGCGGTCGCCGGCGTCGGTGTTGTTTTTGAGCGCGGCCACCACCAGGCCGCGAATGTCGGCGGCATTCATGCCCTACCCCTGATTTCGTTAAGAACCAGCTTCGTGCCGCCGTGGCTGTCCGGCTGGACGTCCGCGATCACGAAAAGCTGATTGACGGTCCGCCCGCCGGCGACGGCAATGTAAAGATGATCGCCCTGGCGCGGCGGTGACAGGAATTCCGCGTCGCGCACGCCCAGCACGGGTTTAGTGGTATTGATGGACGGATCGCCGGATTCCATGGGCTGAACATCCTGCGTGTACGCCCGGTCAAAAATCCCGTTGATGGTGTACGGCTGGCCTCGGCCCTTGTTCGGGCGAAACTCCACGGCGTCACCGAATATGCCGTGGAGCGGGGCCAGCAGATGCTGGTCCCAGTTCACGCTCATGACGTTAAGCCCGGTGAGCTGACGGAAACCGATGCGGCCTCACGCGCCTGCGCCTCGCGGCGAAGCGTGTCAAAGTCAACGACAACGCCCGCAGCAATAAGGCGTTTCGCCTCATCCGCAGGCAGGTTCAGCCGGGTGTTCTGACGGTAGGTTTTGCCGTCATGACGCAGGGTGTGGCCCTTACGCACCACAAAATCCGGTTCTTCTTCATCAGCCCCGTCTTTGGCGTCATCCTCTTCAGCGTCGGAATCCTCGCCAGTGACCTCAGGCGATTTCTGCACGTCAGCACCGGGCAGCGTGACCGTTGTGGTCTGGTCGCCGGTCATCAGCTCAGGAGGCAAGCCCCCGAGATCGTCTTCGGTTTTTGAATTGTCAGTTTTTGCCATGTCACACCACCGTTGCGCAAAGGGACGCGTTCACACGACTCGGGATGACCAGCGGCGCGGACTGCATCATCAGCAGGCGCTGGGCAGGATCTTCTTTTACCCAGGTCTTGGGCGCGTAGGCCAGCGGACCGTAGGCGAAAGCCGGATCAAGAATGACGCCAAAGGCGCGGGTCCCCATCAGGTCCGCACCGCTCATGATCACTGCGCCGTCGGGGATCATCGGTTTCTCGGTGTTATCCAGCGGATCAATGAACCAGTCGTTGTACAGCCACAGGTCAAAGTTACCCCAGCGCCCTTTATAAACCGCCCCCTTCATGACCTGCGCACCGGCATTCACCTGGTTGCCGAACGGGCTCAGCGCCGGGAACGTGATGGCGTTGTCCTTGATGGTGGTGTCCAGGCGAAACGCGCGCCACGATTTGTTGGTGAAAATCAGGTCGGTTGGCACCCCGCCCGACTCTTTGAGATAGGTGGTCTGCCACTCTTCAACATCATCAGACGGCTGGGTGTTGGTCTGCCCGAACGGGACCGAGGTCGGCCATTTGTCCGTCCCGCTGAGTACAATGGTCAGGTCCGCGGAGCGGCCAAAATCTACCACTTTGGTTTCATAGCCATCACCCGCTACAGTTACGGTGCCGGAGACCAGCGCACTGGCCGCCATCCACTCCAGGCGGCGGTTGATCATGTCAATCTGATCGGCCATCTCAAACTGCAGGTTCAGCATTTCGCGCTCAGCCGCGGTGTATTCGCCGCCGATGCGCTCACCAATCTGGCGGCGGATGGGCTTACGCAGATCCGGCGCGCGCTTGTCTTTGATGTAGGCGGGCTTAAACGTGTTGGTCTGGTATTTGCGCTGCTCAACCAGCTTGCCTTCCACCAGCGGCGACACAAACGGGGCCATACGACGTTTACCGATATCGACATCGATCGACACCTCTTCCGTTTCGTAGGTCACCACGTTCGGAAAGAAGCGGTCGAGCAGCCAGTTCTGACTGGTCATCAGGTTGGGAACGACCTGCACCAGGACGTTGGTATCAAAAATATTCATGGTTTCTCTCTGTGAGACGTACCGGCCACTGCCGGTACGGATTCCGGACGCGCGCGACCCTGCCGTGGAAATGGCATAAGACGCAGTTTAAAAGGGAGTTAAATCAGGAAACCGGGGCCTGAATACTGTCGCGCAGGAAAATGCCCTGCGTCACCAGCGCTGCTTTCAGGTCATCCAGCAGCAGCACGCTGTTCACGTACCACGTTTTGTCTACAATCAGGCGGTTCTGGTTAAACTCACCCATCAGGTACACGCCGCCGGTCACGTCCGTCAGGGTGCTGTCCACGTTGTCCACCAGAATGGCCGCCGGGACCTGACTGCCGTCGGTGGCGGTGCGCACGCACGGTACCCACTTGCCCGCGCCGGCGGCAACGGTAAGGGTAAAGGTATCGCCTGCCACAAAGGCGTTAGCCCCCGCGGTAAGGGTGAAGCTGACCTGCGTACTGCGATAGACGCTGCCCACGGTGGCATTACCCAGCACGGCGCCGGTCGGGTCAGTGACCTGGAAGGTGTTGGGATCGGTGGCGGTCACCGTATAGGCACCGGCCACGGCCTGTGAACCCAGGGTGAGACCCGTCAGCGTACCGTTGCCTTTGTTGGCACTGCCCGCCGTGGCGGCGGCTGATTTCTGCGACTGACGCCCCAGCACGGTACCGCGAAGCAGCGGACCCAGTTTTGCAATGGTCACGCTGTCGGTCACAAGCTGCAGCGGACCGCTGACAAGCTGGTCGGGCACGAAGAGTGCGCTGGTCATTCCCGGCGCAAACTGATTCTGTCCAAACTGATCCATTATTTATTACCTCGGGCTGAGTTGTAGAGACCGGTCATTTTCTCCACGACCGCACTGGCGCGGGTTGCCGTGGTTTTCTGACCATCGGGGCCCAGACGCACGTTACCCGCACTGCGCATGCGATCGTCAAGCGAGGCGCGACGCGGCTCAGGTGCGGCGGCCGCCGATCCGGATGACTTCATGACGCGGATGGCGTCGGCGGAGCTCATGCCGGTGTTAAAGGCCAGCGAGGCCGCCAGCGCCGGGTTTGCGGCGGCGTAAGAACTGTTAAAAATGCGGGCACAGCGCTGACGTTCAGCGGTTCGTGCCTTGCGGCCGTCGCGCTTTTCATCGTCATCACCGTCGTCGTCATCCCCTTCGCTGGCGTCCGGATCACGTTTTTTATCGTCATCTTCGTCGGCGTCAGGGTCCTTATTATCATCGCCTTCCGCGTCCGGATCGTCGCTGTCGTCATCAGCATCCGGGTCGCGGTTGTCGTCATCATCCTGCTCTTCCGCGCGACGGCTGCGGGCCTTTTTGCCCTTTTTCTCCTCGTCGTCGTCATCGTGTTCTTCCGCGGCGCGCGCGGCGGCGGAACGGTTCAGGCCCACCAGGTGAGCAAAGGAAAACGGTTTTTTTGCCATGTCAGGCTCCGGTCAGTTTAAGTAAGTTAAGAAATGCCGCGTCAAGGGTGATCACCTCATCCGCCAGGTCAAAGCACCCGGCCACCTCGCCACCGGGTGAATCAATGTCGAGGCAAATACCGGCCACCTCAGGATCGGCCATGGCAGTGAGAAAGGCCTGGCGGATGCCGTTATAGCCCGTCATGCCGCTGTAAGGCCGCAGGCTGCCGAGTTTCTGCACCAGCGTGCCCTGTATGCTTATCACCGCCACGCCGCCGACGTTGTCATAACCGGGATCGGCTTTGGTCTGCCGTCGGCGGCGGTAGTCATAATCGTCATCGTCTTCCATCGCCATGCTGGCTTCGATGCGCGTAATGCCAAACCGGTCGGTGAGCGCAGCCATAACGACTTCGGCCTTGCGGGGATGGATAGCCAGCGGCGTGTTGAACAGCCGCTGCGCCAGATGGGGTAAATTCACTTTTCCTCCGGATCGCGAATGGTTTCGGGCGCGAAGACATCGGCCTGCGCCCAGCTCGGCAGCGGCAGCCCGCGCTCGATACAGGCGTCGATTTCCCGCTTGCGCTGGTCCATGATTTCTTCCCAGTCTTCGCCCACGTTTTCTGCCACCTCCAGCTCGAGCGTCGAGATACCCGCATCGAGACCCAGAATGGCGCCTTTTTTCTCGGCAACCGGATCCACCCAGCCCCGTCCCGGTCCCATCCAGCGGGCGCGACAGTAGGCCGCACGGGCGTCAATGAAGTCCGGTGCGTTTCGCGGCAGCGGTAAGTCTTCGGTGTCGTGGATCTCCTCAATAAAGGCGGAGAGAATGGGCTGCGCAAAGCCGGACGAAAAATCATCACGGCGTCGGGTCAGGGTTTTCCAGGCCTCCAGCATCGCCGAACGTGCCGAACTGTAGTTAACGTCAGACCAGTCCTGCGTCACCTGCTGCGTGGACAGGCCCGTCGCGGCCGCGATGTTACGCAGCGCCGCGCTTTCAAAGCCCTCAAAGTTACTGGTGGGCCTGGCGGCGTTAACAGTGGTGATGCTTTCGCCCGGATAAAGCGTTGGCAGCCTCACCCCGTTCTGCAGCGAAATGCGCCGGTCTTTGTGAAACTCTGTCCGCCCGTCCTGATAGGTGCCGAGCGCGGTATCGTCATAGTTTTCACCGAGTGCCGACTGCACCATCTCAGGGTCATAAGGCGAGGTGACATAAGCTCCGAACACGGCGTTGAGAATGGCCGCCTCGAGCTCTGACTGATCGTACTTGATGAGCATTTTCAGGCGCTGCACCACGGGGGTCAGGATGCCGTTGCCGCGATGCTGCGCGGCCCTGTCGTGATCATAATCGTGCACGACATGGGGACGGCCCCAGGAGGTTTCGCGCGGAATCCGCTGCCAGGTCATGGTCTTCGGTCCGCTGAACCAGTCACCGATGTGCGCCTCACGGATGTGATAGGCAACGGGGGCGCCGTCCGCATCAATCTCCACACCGCCGCGAAGGTGGGGCATGTCGAAATTCTGCTGCGGGTTGCTGAGACGGTCCGGATCGACAATCTGCACCGTGGTGGCGTAACGCCCGCGCCCGTGTCCCAGCCTGTCGGTACGGTACTGCAGGACGGCCAGCGCATCACCGTCCAGCAGCTTGTGCCGGAATCCCAGACGCAGCATCTGCGACACCGTCTGCTTGCGCTCAGCGTCGCACCACCGTCCGGGGTCATTCGCCCAGGAACGCCAGTGCGCCTCCACCACCTTGCCGTATTCGTCGGCCCAGCTGGCATCAAAGGCTTTGTTCCCGGTCATCATGGCCAGCATGCGGTAGTCCGGCTTGAGGATGGGCCGGAAATTCGCCCCCACCGCATTATCCAGCACGCGGGTGATGCTGCCGCTTGCCCAGCCGTCATTTCGTGCGAGGTCACGTACGCGCGACACGATGCGGTCGCGGTAGATGTTGATTTCGTTATCGGGCGACCAGAGTGCGGGCTGCCAGTTGGCCAGCTGGTCGCTGAAGGAATCCGCCGCGTCATAGGGCACACGGCTGCCGCCCGTCAACGCAGAAAACGACGGGCGGGAGGGGCGAAGCGGCTGCCCGTCAGCGCCCAGTATCTGTACTTTTCCGTTCATCAGAATCTGAACCTTACCGGGCGACGCGGACGGGTGACGATGCCAAGCTGAGCCTGGAGAAGCTGGATCAGCGCCAGAAGGTCTGCAAGCGAACTCTGCTGATAGGTCACCGAGCGTGTGCCGTCGCCCTGGGTATAGGAAAACGACACACCCCGGCTACCGGTAGTCAGCTCGATGTAAGCCTGCTGTGCCTTCACCAGTGCGTCCTGCAGCTGCGCAGGCGTCATCGACCCGGCAAGCAGGCTGGTATTACGGTTGAACATGATGATTTTCCTAGGCCAGAAGCTGTGAGATGGATTTTTTTCTGGCCGGCTGTTCAGGCTCAGAAATTACGGCGCCCGGCAGGCGCAGGCTGGTTTTTTCCACCGGCGCGGCGGCCGGCGCGATTAACCTGTCCGGATTCTCCGCGATGCTTGCCGCAAAGGCGTTGAGTCTGAAGCCCATATAAAGCAAGCCACACAACGCCGCGTAGGCATACACCCGGCAGTCGAGCGCCTCGTTCGCCCGCCCCGGCAACTGTTCCCACACGCGGTAGCGCTGGCCGCCTGACTCTTTCACCACCGACCGCTCAGCCAGCAGCTGACTGAAATACCCCAGATCCCGATCGGCAGGGAAATGCATGTAGCCCGCGGAGGCCTGACCCGGCTCGGGCGGTTCAATGTGCAGGCGGGCACGAATGGCATCCTTTGCCGCGTTGACGCCAATTATAACCGGCCTGAACTGACTGCGGTTGCGTGCAGACGGTGCTTTGGCAGGCCAGACCGGGGAGCGTTTGCCGCCCCGTGCCGACTCACCTTTGATGGCCCAGACGCGCCGCCCCAGACGAGCCTTGGCGAACTCATACACCTTTTGCGTGTGGTGACCACCGGAGTCCATGCAGGTGGCCATGATGCTGAATCCGCGACCGTCGGCCCGGCGCCAGATTTGTTTCAGATATGCATCCAGCCTGAGCCACGGCTCATCCGTCTCCAGATCGCCCTCGATGACATCAAACGCAACAGACCAGGACTCTTCATTAAGACCCCAACCCACCACCTCGATTTCAAAACGGCCATCCTGGGTATCGACCCCGGCCACCAGTACCGCCACGCCGTCAGGCACTTCAGCCGGCCAGACTTCACCACGCTCAGTGAGCTTACGCTCGCTCAGGGCTTTTTCGCCGCGATCCTCATACACCTCACCCAGCACCAGGTTAATGAAGGTCTGGCGCATGAGCGGGTCATCTTTCACGCGCAGCCACTCCGCCACCAGATATTTCCAAGCGGCGTTGGGAAAGAGGCTGTAACCCGCCCAGATATGGAAACCGGCGTGGCCGGTGAACGGAAGGTGCGCCCGCCATTCGCCGCGCTTTACCATACCGGCCTTGTCGTTGTGATGGATGACGCAGCCATGGTGGCGGCACACGTAAAACGCCGTCTCAGGCAGGCCCTCACCGTTCTCGTCCTTGTCCCATTTGATGCCGTAATGCGTGTCGGGACCGCCCCACTCCAGCACCTGATACTCGCCACAGTGCGGGCACGGGACATAGAAATGGCGCTGATCGCTTTCGGCAAACGCTTTTTCTATACGGGACACGCCCTTAACCGTGGGCGTTGAGCCGAGCACTATCTTGCGGTTCCAGAAGGTTTCCGAGCGCTTAATGCCCAGCGCTATCTGGTCACCCTCGGTACCGGCACCGCCGGATGGGTAACCATCCACCTCATCAAAGAGGATGATGCGGCACGTGATACGGCGGAAACCACCGGGGCTGTTGGCTCCGACCAGCGTCAGGTTGGCGCCGTTGAGAAACTGCTTTTTCAGGATGGTCTGGTTACTGTCTTTCGCCTTGCTGTCACCGGTAATGGCGGCCAGCACCGGCGTATCGCGCAGCATGGGCGCGATTTCAGTCTTACTATAGTCTTCAGCATCTTCCACACGGGGCTGAACGACCAGAATCGGAGACGGATCGTGCTGCAGGTAATACCCGACCACGTGGTCGAGTATTTTGGTGTAGCCCACCCTGGCCGATTTCATCACGGATACCTGGGTGACGTGCGGATCGGTAATGGCGTCCATCATGCCGTCCTGATAACCAAACGAGCGAAACCGCCCGGTCTGGGCGCTGGTCTCTTTTGACAGGACGGCGTAAGTATTGGCCCACTGGCTCAGGGACAGCGGCAGAGGGGGACGGATATCACTGCGTCGTGCGGTCAACTCACCGCTGAAGTTATGCCATGCTGCGGAGTTACTGATGCCCTCGTTTATCATTTTCATCCAGGCTTAACTCCTCCATTGCCTCATGAACCACCTCCTGAAGCGCTGCAACAAACTCCGCATCACTGGTGGTTGAGGCAAGCACCCGCAGGCGAGGACCTTGTTCAGGTGCAATGGCAATAAGGCGTGTTCGCATGCGTGAATATTCCTGACCGACAGCGGCGATCATGTCTTTATAGGGGAGAACCTGGCCGGACTTGATGTCGTACTCCAACTGGGTCAGCAGGGCCAGATAGTTTTCCTTCATCTGGCGCGCTTCATCCAGCGTCATTTCCAGACCGTTTTCGCTGATGATTCGCTCGACGACTTTCGAAGCCGATTCGGCGCGATCCTCGTCACGGGTCTGAGCGGATTTGTTACCCTTCGCGTTGTTACCCTGTCTGTTACCTGACTTGTTACCCTGTTTGTTACCCTGGCTGTTACCTGGTGCTTTTTTTTCGGGTCGGGTAACAGTTTTACGGGAGCGTTCGATCAGGGCGTTTGAGGCATCAACATTTATCTCTTCACCGTCCAGAACCAGCCAGCCACGGGCCTTCCACGTGGTCACCGTCTTACGGCTGACTCCGTGTAGCTTTGCAAAATCGGACTGATTCATGTGTTACCCTGGCTGTTACCTGTTACTCAAATTTCAAAAGTTCGTAGCTAGCCGGAGAACGCGGCGCGCAATGCCCGTGAAATAAAAAGGTCCCAGGAGGGACCCATTTTTGTATGGCTTCTGTTCCGCCATAATAAATAAGGGCCAGATTAAGCATCTGGCAGGGCTATTCCCCATCTGATATCGTTAATTCGCCAAAACTAATTAATCAGACCGGAGTAATTCTATGAGTGATAAACGCCATTTAGTGGGTGACCATATGCCGCCTGGGCTGAGGCCAAAACCCGCGCAACCACAAAAACCAGCACAGGCTCCGACGCCAGCTAAACCCAAATAGGTGATATATGTCCCGGGACGATGTAATTTTCGATCTTCATCATTCTTACTATCTTGAAAACATGTTTTCAACATTGATGGGTAGGATTGACAGATTAATGTCTCTTTTACTAATCGTCTTGGGCGGAACAGCCTTAGCACCGTTTAGCAGTGAGCTGCTCTTTGGAATTTCAGTTGCAGTCTTATCAGCTGCACAATTTATCTATCAACCGGGTAAGCAGGAAGGGATCGCCAGCGAGCATGCAAAAAAATACCTTCAGCTCATTTCTCTTGAAGCCGGTTTAGATGACGAGACGCTACTGAAACGTTTTATTGAACTTCAATCCCTTGATAACAAAGTTTGGAGTTGCCTGAAAAATGCAGCTCAACGAAGGGCTACCATGTTCCTTGGACTGGAGGATGTTCAGCCTGATTTATCCCGATGGGAAAAATTCTGGTCATGGTGTGCAGGGAATTGCCCTAAGAAATTAACTAATGAACCTTTACATTCTTAATTGTAGTTACCATGACGAACCTAAGCCTGGTAGTCATAAACCAGTTAACCCGAGGCCTATCCCTAAACCCCGGTAAAATCCAAGCCACATTTAAATGTGGCTTCTAAACACAAGTCTATTCTGCTATTTGGCCGTTTTCAATGCTTGGCTGATCGCAGTACTCAGAGCCGCCGGCATCAGCGCTCGGGCCATTTTCTCAGCCCGGTCTATATACCCCAGCACTGGTTTAACAGGCAGTGCATTACCGAACTGAATCAGTAGCTTTGGTGCTGGTGATTTATCACGGGGCCGGCGTGTGCCTTTAGCCGAACGCTTCAGACGCTTTTTAACCTTTTTGCCTTTCTTAGACTTAACGCGCTGGAAAACGCCGTTACGGCTGCCCACCGCACCAATAAAGACATTATCTTTTGTCTTTAACTGGTTCAGTTTATTGCGTGGCAGGTTGCCGTATTTGTTCAGCTTTATGTTTTTCGGGTTAAGCAGCGCACTGCTGTTGAGCTTGTGCTGACCACCGAATTCAAAGGGTGCGAGGTAACTGGCGGCAATGTCCCGGACAAAAACTTTAGCCTGAAGATTGCTTTTATGCGCTCCAGTGGATCCCACTGCGTTAACTGTAAACGGTGTGGGTGACTCCAAGCGCCGGGTTAATGCTGTTTTTTCTGCTGCTGCGATGTTACGGGCAACGCTTGTCAGCGACTGTGATAACGCATAGGGCAACTGTTTTTTTAGAGACTGAAGTTGAGATGCGAGGTGCTTTAATCCTGCCATAATTTTTTCGTCATGCTCCTTAAGGTATAACGTTTGAGTCCGATAATGAAGAGGACAAAAGGAGATTCATGAATGACATTGATTTTCATTTTTTTGGTAGTACTACTTATGCGCTGGTATAAATCCGTTAAGTCAAGGACCTATTCCTTCCCACTATATTCAGCTGTACGCCATCTCGATGGAAAAACCACACTACACATGCGTTTTAAATACTGCCCAGTCGGTAATGGGGCTCTAAAAAAGATCTACATCGAACTTAAAAAAACGCTTATTGAAATGAAGACAATGGGTTACACAAAGGTGAGTTTTACATCTCATCTTTTTCAAGATCATGGAACAGAGGACTTATTTAAATTTCTACGTGCAAATACTATGCAATATACACAAATGGACTTCGTAAAAACACCTAAGACTCATGTGTTGTCGAATAAAATTGTTATGTTTTTATATACTGGAAAAGTAATAAAAGTCCATCATACATCCTTGACAATTACCATTTTATTATAAAAATCATTAAAAAAACCGCCCGGAGGCGGCTTGTTTACTTTTCTGGCTTAAGCATAATTGCTCCAGCGACACTACCATAAAGGTCAATTGCTCCCTCATGTTCTAATATCGCAGCCACAGCAGGGCTGTGGTTTTTATGAAGCCCCGTAGTACCTTTAAGACTGTTATATATTACGTCTCTAAGTGAAGATAGCGATATACTTTTTCCGGGGATGCTAGCGACATCTTTTAAGAGATCCTGCCATTTTTGGTGGGTTATATTTATTCTTTTCAGTACTTTCCCCCCTTCCTTGTAAGTTGGCCATAAGTCTATTCCACCGTCAAAGCGTCTGTACTGGAAGATACCCACATGATCAGTTCTACCGTGGGCTCCTAATGTCTGCAATACCTTCATGTTACCTCCTCATTGGTTACAGAGGTAACTATCGGTACAAATTAGAAATTCTTTACAATTAAGAGTTATACTTTAGTCGTCATGTGATGAAAGCCGCTGTGAAAGTGGCTCTCATACTTCTATGCTGCTTTACCTTCCATCAGTGAAACCAAGTCAGGATCCATCTGCTCAATAATGCGTTCTCTGGCATTATTCAGTAATGCCTTACGTCCACCACGCCCCCACCTGTTCATAATGCGAGCGCAACCGCTTACCTGCTCTGTCTCCGTTGCGATTAGCAGGTCTAGGCGATTGATTAGATTCATGTGGCTGATGCCTCTAAGCACAGCTTCTCTGAATGTTTCGTAAACGCGAATTTCGAACTCAGGGCTTAGCCATGCAGCGTATCGGATGGCCACCAGCTCCAAGCCCCATACGCCGTGATTTAGACCGCCATTAATTATTTCGACCGCCGTGCATTTTTGCACTCCGCTCAGTGTTTGAACAAAACTCCTAATCTGCTTGCTGCGCATGAACTGGCTAGGCCGCTGATTATCAGTTGCCTCCCCCTTCAAAACTGCGGCTGCGTGCAAGTCGTTCAGGTTATAGCGACCTTCATTGTCTACGCGAACGGATACACCGTTTACGATTACCGTTGGGTAAGTCATTGCGTTTACCTTACTTGTGAGATGAACCTTTGCCGAAATGAAACGCCAGCCCACCGAAGGCTCGCCAGCACCAAACTGACGTCTCCAAAGGCTCATTTCACAGGTTAGGGTTCGGTGTTTTTAAGTTCGTATGCTTCATGCGATAGCCCATCAGGAACTGACCGGATATCGTTTAGGCATGCTCTGCCATTTCGGTTGGCAGTTCATCTTGGGGGGTGTCACTTTTTCAGGCTGCTTTTTACTTCAGTCATTATTTGCTGCTATAGCCTGCATAACTCATTGCGGTGTCTGCTTTCATGGCGTGACCACAACCATATTCCGATCCACATCATAATGAATGCACCAATGCACACTCCAAACTGGATGTTGTAAATCTGATATGGATCCATTTAGCTTCCTGCTGGCAGTTGGAATATTGAGGGAGAAAATGAAGCTAACGGTCATTCTGTCAAAGGCACTCAATGAATGCCTTTTGCAGAATCTTATAAATACTTTTTAGCCAGTGCGATCAGCTCATCTTTGGCAGCGTCGCCCAGCTTTTCAACGCCATCAACAACGAAGTTCATTGCGGCTTCGAAATCCTGAACACCAGATTTTACTTTTGCTGCTGGGGTGATCACTTCAGCAGTGGCGGATGCTACTGAAATTGGCTGTACAACAGTTGCGTCATTCAATGGCTCAGACATTTGGTTGTTCTCTTCTTTAGGATGGATAAACAGGCTTATTAGCCATGTGATGAATTTGATCATTTCTGCCGTTCCAGTTCGATTTTACGGATGGCGGCCTTATCGCGATTACAGTTGGCAAGAGAATTAAGGAGTCTCTCGTTCAATTCCAGACTGTCGACCCATTTGAATGGGTCAGGGATAAGTGGTATTTCGCAATCAGCCATCAGGCTTACCGGGATCTGTACTGGCGGGACCTGAACGTACTTTGTTTCTGTTTGCGCGCAACTGGTCAGTTGCATTAACAGGAACAGGCTGAGCGGCACACGGATCACCTTTAATCGCCTGGCGGATGATAACCACCCTTTCCTCGCTGTCTGATTTACTGGATTGATTGTCATCATGGGTTGCCTGGGCGATATCATTGAAGAGTGCTGTGGCTTTAAGAACGTTGGTAGTGATTGCCTCGGCTGATTTCTTTTCCTGCTTCAGTTGCTCATTTTGCTGTGTGAGTAGCGCTTTAGAAGATGACTGCAGCCTGACTGTAAAGCCGAGGGCTATAACCAGCAGAATCAGTACAGCTATCGCTACAGCATCCCACTTGATTCTGCTGAGTATCATTTCTCACTCCAGTTGCAGATTTCGCGCTCCACTTCACGGCGATTTGCCAGCCCCTGAATCCTTATGCGGTCCACGTAAACCCAGCTTCGAAGTCCATCACAGGCTTGCTGATATCGACCGGCATTAAGGTTACGCAGTACTGATGAGTGCTCGAATGCATTAACACCGACGTTATAGCTAAAACTGATAAGTGTGGCTTTCTGATATGCATTCGATGGGACCTTTACCGAGCGTTCCACAGCCCGGGCATAGGGCTGGAGATGCTTTTGCAAAAGAACGTCGCACTCTTTCTGTGTATAGGTTTTACCCTGAATTACATCCGGGCCTGTTATGCCGTTGCATACAGTCCACACGCCACCTACGTCACGGTATGGGGTGTAAGAATTGCCTTCTAGACTCGGGATCAAAACCGCAGCGATGGCTAATGCCCCGCCACTCGCCGCAGTGACAAGGCTTTTACGTAAAGCGGGTGAAATCGCCATGCTCAGTCATCCTGTGGTGGTGGAGTGACATAGCCCCTGTCGAGCGCTTTCTCATAAGCTTTTGTCTGGCGCCGCTTAAAATAGATATTCGTTATGAACGTGAGCATTGCGATGACGAAACCGCCGATTAAGGCTATCTGGTTCCAGTCAATTCCGTGAAGCCAGCCGAACCAGTTTGAGAGACCGCCATACATAAGGCTGCCCGACACACTGTAGTTAGCGGCAGTAGATATTTTGTCAGGCATATTTTTGGCCATGTGATTACCTCCGTGGATTAACGGAAGCAGCGTGTAGTGAAGGAGAACAGCGCTCAGCCAGAATCGATATAAGGTATCTAACGCTGATTGGCTGGCGCTGAAAATGACAAAAGCCGCATTAAAGCGACTTTTAATAATTAGAAATTGAGTTAGGCATCTACAAAGTTTTGAAAACTGTCAGCGATATCATTTTGCTCATTTATGGATACTTGCTTCAACCATTCCTCATGACTTGAGCTATGACTTTTGGCATAACGCCAAAATATCTGTCTTGCCTTCACACTGATCTTTTATCAGGATTCTCATTCCAAAAGTTAAGCGTATATTACCAATGGGGTTTTCCCATACGGCAAGGTTTAACAGGATATAAAATGAAAAAAACAATCGTAGCACTTATCACTCTGGCGTTATTGGCACCATCTATCAGCTTTGCGCGTGGCGGTCACTATGCAGGCGGGCATGGTTCTTCTCATAAAGGTGGAAGTTATAAGAACCCGCGCACAGGAAATCACTACGAGAAACGTCATTAATCAATAGCTAGCTGACTCTTTCAGAAACCCATTTTCTTGGGTTTCTTTTTCCTGGCCACTTCCTGCCAGACTGGACGATATCTCATGAGATTTTTTACTGTTTTTGCTCTTTCAGCATTGCTAGTTATTCACCCTGCAATAGCCAAGAAACACACCCCTGCCAGTCAAGAAGACAATGAGCTTATTGAACAGGGTGACTATACGAACTCTGATGGGAAGCAAATCCATAGACCAGCCCATACTAAATCTGGAAATGCACCTGAGGGGGCGACAGCAAAGTGCAGGGATGGCTCATTTAGCTTCAGTACACATCACCGTGGAACCTGTTCCAGACATGATGGTGTGAGTGAGTGGCTTAGTTAAACAAATGCACATCGAGGGAAGGCCCTTGGAGGCATATTATTAGAGATATCATGGGTCATATGAAAGAACTCCCCCACCCAGCGCTTGTCTCCAGCACTCGCAGTGGTTTAGCTTTTGAAGGAGTAAATTCAAAATGGTTACCAGATAGCGTCTGGCAGCGCATTTCCGTATCAGATATCGCTAAATCGCCAAAAATAACCAGTCAGAAAAGGAGTGTATAATGACAACTTTTATCGTTCGCGTTGAACTACATGGTGCTGATGCTGAAGATTATGAAAACCTCCATGAACATATGGAGCGCAAAGGATATCAACGTCACATTACTGCTGATTCAGGAAATGAATACCAGTTACCGGATGCAGAATACATACGAGTATCTTCAACAGCCATGAATGTAACTCGCATTGCTAACGAAGTTTACGAAATAGCATCTTCAGTAAATGATGCTCCTGGCGTTCTCGTCACTGAAGCCGCCAGCATTGAAGTTATGGGATTACGGCCACCACTAAAATAGCGCCATCACTCATGTTAATCTTTCCATGTGCGTGATTCTGCATCCCGCCATCACGTTCAGCCATGTCAATAAAGGAATCCGCAATGCACTTCGCAGCTCAAACACAATCATTTCTGTAGCGCTCATTATCACCATCCGTGCCTTGTGGCAGTCGGATAGACTTAATTGCTTCTGAAAGTGTTGAGGCTGCTATTTACTGAAGGTGTACTGGCATATCTTCAAATTTCATCTATCAACCTCATAAAAAAGGCCCACCGAAGTGAGCCTTAGAGTGCCGAAAATTGTGGTTATGAATCCGTGATGCCGGTTGTCTCCCAGTAAGTCTGTAAACCGGAAACAGACCTGCCATTGTAAGGCTTGAATCACCGAATTTTAACTGCCCCCCACCGCTCAGGAAAGATTCACAGCATTAAGTCAAATTTAACAGCACCACACTAAACCAAAAAAACCGTGAAATCACTCTGACGCTAACTCGATTAAATGACCGGCACGTCTGCCCAGAGCGAATTGTTGTAGGAATGTTTGGCCACGCCCGGCACGTGGTATCCTCATGTATCCACAGAAGGTGAGGGAATTTAATGTCAGCTACAGATAAATCTTGCGGTCCATGCTCAGTTTGTTGCGTGGTGCTCAGAATTGATTATGACGGACTCAGAAAAATGCCTGATGTACCCTGCCAGCACATCCGCAACGGTGGTGGCTGTAACATTTACCTGAGACGCCCCGAAGGTTGCAGGAAATGGAGTTGCGGCTGGCTTAAACTAACCATGCTGAGGCAGGAGTGGCGTCCGGATTTGTGCGGCTTCATTATCAGGATGGATGGTAACCGTTTAATTTTCCAAGCTAATTCAAATATAGGGCACTCGCGCTTCTGGTCATCAGATTTTCTTGGTGAGGCATTTAATTTATTATCCTCTGGTTACGACCTGGGATTATCTGTGCCAACAAAGAAAGGCTTTACAAATTACCTCACCCACCTGACACCTCTGCTCTCTAAAGTGGCTCAGCAAAGTAATTATTCTGAAGCAGAGAAAATCATGAGGTCTATAATTTTTCACGCAAAAAATTCTCGGACCGATAGAGAGGAACCCATGCAGTAGCTTCGTTATCTCGTTCAGTGTGTGAGGTAATTTTTAAACTGGAATGTCGGGAAAGGCGTTGCGCCTGCCGGCGTTTTATCTGTCATTTATCGTCTTTCAGCTAATGTTTTTCCAGTTAAATCCTTTCCGCTCTGAGTTATTGTTCATGGGCGCCCCCAGAAAAGCAAAAACCTCGCCGGGGCGAGGTTTCGATCTTATGCATAAGTGCTTAGTGACAACTCATAGCAGATTACATTAAATTTTGCGTACGCGTTAATTTTTTTGATGTATTCTTCATCTAAAAAGAATTTTTGTAAAAAGGACTGCTTATGCTTCTGGGTGATTACGAAAGATATGTTGTTGAATGTGAATTGGAATTGGCCAGAACCCCTAAGGATGCGCCCAGTATGCCAGCTTCTGATGCGCTGAAAGCTGTACAAAACATGTTCAGCTCTGGCAGAGCCTCCTATAGTATTAGCAATGGCAAGGCTACCGTAAAAATCGTGGACATGGTTAGAAATGAAGCTGATGGTTATACGACCATACTTTTTCAGTACGCTAACTCAGAAGCTTCAGATCCACATTTTGCTAATAAGAAAACTGGGGTCTCGCGTAAGGCCACGAGAAATGCTGATGAAGCACCCGCTGTAACGAGTCATATTTGTATAAAGCATGCACCCAGAGATAAGGCACTGTTTCCAGACCTTTATAAAGCTATTGTTGAGGAGGTACCTGGACTTACGAAATCACTTATCGCCAGCACGCTAACGTGGATGATATCTGAGTCAACAAATTATAGTTTTGAACGCGTGGAAGGCAAAAAGCCAAGAGAAATTAAGTGCCGGCCACTTGTCTCATTAAGCCCATATGCATCTAAAACATTAAAGGAATCCCTGCAAACTGGCGTTCTGACAGGTATGAGCGCAGTCAGATATAAAAACAATGAAAAGCTCGATGAAGACGGTGAAATAAACATCATCCAAGAAACCATGGTTTTATCTTTCAAAAACACTACTGGACAAAAAGCAATAGATTTAGTTAAAAAAGCATCTGATTTAGTTCGAGGGATGGAATATTCTGATTTGAAAATCACTCGTAAAGATAAAAATAAACGACTTGTGAGTGAAGAAATAAATATTTCATATGAAAAATCAATAGAAGATATAGCTGATACTATTTTTGCAGAAAAAGAAAAAGTCATCCTTAATAATATCATTGAAACTTGCCAGAAAAAAATTCATCAGCAACTCGCTGGTAAAATGGCTGTCGCGCTGTTAAAATGATCAATTAAATACATAAGGAGGGGTTATGAGTGCTGTATCAAAAATTTTAACTCCCATTAACTATGTTCGTATAAAACACGCGGAGAAGCGTGTATTCGATCTGTGGACTCCAATCTTACTATCTATTGGAACAGGTATAACTCTGTTTTGCTTAGAAAAGCCAGTCAATCTTATAAATAAAGATGGTTTAATTTCAGTAATAAATGGTATTCTGCAGATATTATCTGGTTTTTACATCGCCTCTATGGCCGCTGTAGCTACATTCCAAAAAGACGGTATGGACAGTATAATGGCTGGTTCGCCACCGACTCTTAAGGGTGTAGAGTTGACGCGAAGAAAATTCTTAACCTACTTATTTGGATATTTAGCATTCGCAAGCATACTATTATATTTCATTGGGGGCGGTGCGCAACTACTCGCACCCACTATTCATAACATCGATTGGCTAAACATAAAGATAATAAAATATATTTCTGTAACTTTTTATATATTTTTTATCATGAATATTTTCTGCACTACCATATTGGGAATGCATTTTATGATTGATAGAATGCATGATGATGTTAAAACTTTAAAAATAGAACATAACGAATTCAAATAATAGAGAAAGATCGCTGTCTTTCTCTATTTGATTTCATTAGAAAATAGCGCTGAGCACCCCTTCTATAAACCCCATTGCAGTTTGTAGCTCTTTCCTGATAGTTCCATCTGAAACTTTCTTTTTTTTTGCAATTGCTCGCAACGATAGGCCAACAATAAAGTGAGCGATGATAAGCTCATACTCTTCAGGTTTTGATTTCTTCAAACGAGCCACACATCCATCTATGATCATTCCCTCATCATCATTGCACTGAGTTCTTGATCTTTTACCGTGGGGGATAAGTCCTTTAAAACCCGCTGCAATAGGATGCCAATCGACCCCATTACTATCAGCAGATGCCCATGCGCCCCACTCATCTAATACTTCATAGATATCACGCATTATGCTGCCCCTTTTTTAGAATATCGTTTATTGCTGAACTGTGGCTCTGTCTGTTCCGTGCTGCGGCGCTTTGCCTCTGCCTGTTCAATGTCGTGGAAATGACCGTTGTAGAACCGGCGATAAATCGTTGATAACGGGCCATTCCTGTTCTTCGTGATATTAATTTCAGCTAAGCCAGCAGCCGGTGATTCAGGGTTATAAACCTCGTCGCGGTAGAGCATCATGATGATGTCTGCGTCTGCTTCGATTTCTCCTGAGTCTTTCAGGTCGGCGTTTACCGGGCGCTTATTGGCGCGGCTTTCAACACTGCGCGATAACTGGCTGAGTGCGACTACCGGCGTGCGGTTAGTTTTCGCCAGTGACTTAAGCCCTTTTGACACCTGCCCCACTTCCAGATCGTGACGGCCATTGCCCTGTAACTTAATCAGTCGGAGGTAATCGACGGCTACAAGCGCCGTTTCCGGGTATTCCTGCTTATGGCGAATGGCAATATTTTTTATCTGGTCAACCGTTAAATCATTCGCGTCCACGATCCATATTTTCCGGCCAGTCATCTGACCGACGCCATTAGATATTCTCGCCCAGTCTTCTTCTTCCAGCTTTTCCGGCGATTTAAGTTTTGATGCAGACAGACCACCAGCGGCGGCAACGTGTCTTTCTGCGATCTGGATGTCACTCATTTCCATACTGAAAAACAAAACGCCCGCGCCGCTGGCTGTTACCTTGTCGGTAATGTCTAAAATCATTTCCGTTTTACCCATCGAAGGACGGGCCGCCAGCAGAATCAAATCCGTCTGGTCAAGTCCACCGGTTGCATTGTCAAGTTCTTCGATGCCGGTCATCAGTGTGCGCGTCTGGAATTCGTGGTTGAGCCCGTTTTCAATACGGTTGATGATGCCAGGAAGAAGGTCATCAATAGCCACCGGCCTGATTACCTCTGATTCCGTCTGGATAGCGCTTACAGCGGATTTAACCTCATCGAGAATGGCAATCCCTGCCTCACTGTTGTGTGCTGCCTCAAGGCGACTGAGAGCGTTGCACAGCACAGCCTGCGCGTCACGGAGGTTGGCATTGCGCATAAGCTGCCGACTGTATGATTTCAGCGACGACTTAGCCCATGCTGAGCGGCCAGTACCCGTTATCACCTCCTGGTATTGTGGCAACTGTTCACCAATCAGGATCGGGTCAATCACGCCTGTCTTTCTGGCATGTAAGACTATCGCCCTGAATATTTCCCTGAACTGCGTAAAGTTGAATACGGATTCTGGAAGAGAGGTGATCACCTCCATCACCTCTGCGTCAGCACCGCGCAAAAACATTGCGCCAATTACTGCTGCTTCCATGTCCTGATCACGCCACATCACTTTGCTCATGCTGATTGGGCTCCTTTCTTACTGCGGTAGCTGCCCCAGTCAAAAATCAGTGTCGTTCCCTGCCCCTCCACCATGCGGTCAGTCAGGCGATCACCAATCGCCATTGAGATTTGTTCCGGCGTCAGGTTGCTAATCATCACCGTTGGCAGCATGCGCTCATAACGAGTATTGAGGATTTCGAACAGAGTGATCTTTTCCGAATCGGAGCTGTACTGAACCCCAATCTCATCGATAATCAGCAAGTCTTTGTCCGTGTACATCGCGATTACTTCCTCTTCGCTGTACTCGGCGTTTTTACCCCAGCTACGGCGGACGGCACGGATAATTTTCAGAACAGATGTCAGCAGCACAGATGCCTGGTGTTCGGCGATAACAGCCTTTGCCAGACCAACCGCCAGATGGTTTTTACCGGTTCCCGGCTTACCGCTAAGGATCAGGCTTGTCCCGGCTTTGTACATATCAGGCCAGCGCTTAGCATACGCTTTCAGCATGCCGAGGTTGCGCTTTGCTCTGTCATTCACGGCGACATAGTTTTCCAGCGTGCAGCCGTCGAAGCGCTCAGCGATGTTTGCATTGTCTATGAGGAGAGCAACCTGCAGCGCTTTACGGCTGGCGCGTGTCTCATCCAGACTGGCAGCAATGCATGACGGACACCGCGAACGCTTCTCTGCGATGCGGCCGCCAAATGAATTCATCCAGATACGGTGTTGCGTGAACTCGCCATGCACATCACAGAAGGCCGTCAGGGTTTCACTCTGATCGAAGCAGCGATCATTGTAGGATTTCTCACCCTGGGTAAAGGCCAACTCTGCGTTGAGGTCATCAATTTTAAGCTTGAGGTTATAAATCTGATTCTGTCCTGGATTCATTCCTGCTCTCCTTCGTACCAATCCGGGGTTTGGGTCTGGCCATAGTCGCGCTGGTCAAAGCCGTGGTGGTTGCTCATCGCTGTGTTGCGGGTTGGTTGCTGCACTGGCGCTGTCCAGCTATCAGAGAAATGGCGATCCGGGCCAAAGAACGTAGCCGCCTGCCTGACGTACTCTGTGCCCGTCCTGCCAGTTGCAGCGATGAATGCCGCATAGCGCTGAACGCCGGAATGCATATCAGCAGCGGTGACGCCCTCACGGATACGTGCTGACCAGGCTTTCCAGGCGGTTTGTTTGTTGTTACCACCGGCGCGTTTTGGATAGGCTTTCCAGGCAGATTCGAAATCATCTGAAAACTGAGTCTTTGAAGCCTTCTTCGGCTCACTGGCGTTAGCCTGTGTGCCATTTAATTTAGGTTCATTGACTGATTCATTGACTGGTTCAGAAGAGTGACTGATTCTGGGTGCAGCTCCTGCACTACCCCCTGGTGAATCTCCTGCACCATATGGTGAATCTCCTGCACTAGGTAGTGAATCTCCTGCACCATCCAGCGTAAGTAAATAAACATTGCTTGAATTTCCTTTTGGCCCGGCTCTCAATTCTTTTTTAACCAAGCCCATCGCGCATAAATTTTCAATGTGAGTCATTACTGAGCGCTTGCTGATCTCGCACTGATCAGCGATGTGCTGATATGAAGGCCAGCACTCGCCTTTATCACTGGCGTTATCAGCTAACTTAATGAGCACCAGTTTTCGGAGAGGATTACCCACTTTTGTTTTCATGGCTTTGACCATCAATTCCATGCTCATTCTGAAACCTCGTATAACTCTGTTAAAACTTTCACACCAGGCGCGTACATTCATAGTGCATGCCCACATCTTTCTGACCGGACAAAACTAGTTATAAGGACCAGAAAAACGATGGATGATGGTGAATAATTCCTATATTTGAGCGGGTGTTAGGCTAAATGCTTCGAGCCTGTAATAACTCGCGTGGGCTTCTGCTTAGCAGGAAATGGTTTGGTTTCAAATGCAGCAATGTGCCCATCTTGAATTTGTACAAAGATGCTTCTGCCCGATCTAAGTGCTTTACTGATAGCAATTTGTGTAACACCTAATCGCTGGCCTGCTCTGGCTTGGCCTATTTCGGAAACGTAATCTTTGAGCGTTAGAGTCATCATCAATTGCGCGCCTTTAATAGTATCAAAAGTACTAAAATCAATAGTACTATCAATAGGAGACATTTTCAAACCAAAGGTATTAAAATAAACTATGAAAACGACTAAACGATTGACGACAGAACAGCTTGAAGACGCAAAACGCCTTAAGGCTTTGTATGAGTCAAAGAAAAAAACGCTAGGAATAACTCAACAATACATAGCTGATGAAATGCACATCACTCAGAGTGCTGTTGGACATTATCTGAATGGAAGAAATGCCCTTAACATCAGTTCAGCTTTAATTTTTGCAAGAATTTTAGGTGTGGAGGTAGATGAAATAAGCCCTACAATAGGGAAAGAACTCAAGGAAATGCACGTTTACGCTAAGAAGATTGACGTTCTTATGCCTAATAAAAAAGTCTCAACGTACCCTATGATAAGCTGGTTAAATGCCGGACGTTGGGAAGATGAGCCAGAGCCGTGGAAACTAAAAGATGCGGACGAGTGGCTTGAGTCAGATGCCAGTATCGAGGGCATCGGGTTTTGGCTTCGTGTGCAGGGTGATTCAATGACTGCGCAGAGTGGGATAAGCATATCCGAAGGCATGGCGATTCTAGTTGATACCGGGAAGGTGCCAAAGAACGGCAGTTTAGTCATAGCCAAGCTCAAAGATACTAATGAAGCAACTTTTAAAAAGTATGTTGTTGATAGTGGTAGGAAATTTTTAAAACCTCTTAACCCTAGCTATCCGCTGTTGCCGATTAATGGAAACTGTAAAATTATCGGAGTGGTTGTTGAGGCCAAGTATCGTTTCGAATGATCCCCCTCTTTTTAAGCCGGTTATCCGGCTTTACTCAAAAAAATCCCATTAAAAACAACAAATAGTACCACTAGTTATTAATTTAATTACAATTTAGTATTGATAATACTAAAACCTGAGGTACTATTATCTCATCGGCAAGTAACGGAGCCATTGAGATGAGTAAACCATATATTGATGTTATCGAATGTGAGTCTGTAGCTGTCAGGTGTCATGACGGAGAAATATTTGAATTTCCTGTGGTGGATAATAAAAATTTATTTCCTCACTTCTTCCGTACTGATGCTGATTTTTCATATCAGGTTCAAACAAATTTAATTCATGGCGTGACTGCGATTTACAAGAAACATAAAAATATTTCTTATCTTGTTGGCACCTTAGTAAAAGGCGGAAGCGTTAACGATCAGATTATGCAAATAATTGAAGAGGATGATCGCCTTTCATATCTACTCAAATAATTAATTCAAGCAAACAGATCAGCAAAAAAGCTGGATTTTCGCTCGCGTATTTTATGGTAAAAAAATGAAAAGAATTAGAAACAACCCGCAATATATTCGTGCAGTCTTACTACACAAATCAGGCCATGACGTTCTGGCAAATTTATTCCTACGCTCTGCCTATGGGGTTAAGTGATGGCAAGTAAACTCGAAATTTCAGTTGCTAACGACAGAGCCCACCAGCTTTGTGCTTTGCTGGCAGTTATTAATAAATACGGTTCTGAATTTGATGAAACCATTTTTGCCTCATTAATTTCATTGGCTTTTAAATTATCGGGAGATGTTTCTCAGACCCTAATTGACCTTGACGAAAAGGCGGGAAATTAGAATGACCAGTATCCTTGAGTGTAACCGTAACCGTTTAATTGCCGCAAAGGTGTCTGAGGTGTCGGCGCGTGGAAATATGGAGCCTGTGCGGTTGCCTGATGGCTCCGTTACCACTCTCGAACTGGACGCCGACATCCTCAAAAAGGCGCTTATCAAAACGTTCGAAACGCCAGCGTTTGCCAGTGCGTCACTTGATGAGGCAGAGATAGCGATCACCTCTCACTACGGGCGCTGCCTGACTCGCAGTTATGAAAAGTTAACCAACATCGGGAGCCAGTTTATATCTGGTTTGCTGGAGAACCTTGTAGAGCAGCCTTTTCATCAGCGTGTAGATAAATGAGCCTGACCACCTTTAGAGCACCTGAATGGGTAATCGTTCAGGCAACGAAGAAATTAACGCAATACAGGAAGCACCGGATATTCGCCTGTCGCATTCGCAGTACCGGCTTCCTGAGTCTGGCAGTTAATCCGCGTTGGCGTTTGCTGTCGCGGAATAGCGGCAAAGACTGGCAGTTAATGACGCATGAAACCTATAGCGCCGCGAAGGATAGGAAATGAATGACATCGAAAAAGCTAACGTAGCAAGATTGGTTGAGCGTCTGGAGAGTTTAGTTAAGCGCTCAAACGGTACGTTTAATCCTCCTGCGTGGATGCTGGATAAGAACCGCTATGGGAAGGGTTCTCTTTCTAAAGAAGAAATGCAGGAATGGTCTGAATGCGTATGCGGAGCTATGAGGACGAATGTTGCCCTTCGCTATTTAATTGAATGCGCTGAAAGGTGGGGCAAGGTTGAAGATATGCACATATTCAAAAGTGGCATTTATAAATTTGTAATTAATCAGGACATGCTTGAGAGCGAGTTAAAGGTTCACGTTGAGAAAACTTTGCTGGAAGAAAGCGAAGATAAATATATTTCTGTTTACCAGTTTTACGCTCGCAACGAAGCAGAGAAAGAAGCTAAGGGTTATTGCTGGTTTAGTGATTTTTTCGACGACATGTTTATTGAAATTATTAGAAAGCTAAAAGACAGCCATTTGGCAAATGAGGATAACCCTGTAATTCACTGAGGGCTGATTATGGCAAACCAGAATAACGTCAATGTGTTTTCGGCGGAGTCGCGGCACAAGGTGCCTGTGACTAGACATCAACGGACGAAAAGCCGCGTCTACTCCCCTGAGGAATTTATCGCCCTGCCGATGGTGCAGGAAATCATCAAAGACGGGCCAGCACAATATTGCGTTGACGAGGAAACCGGAGATACCTGGATATCCCCTAAACTCGCTGAGCTTTACTGCTCGGTGTGCAACGGGAAGAAACTCAAAAAGGCAATACGCCAGCATGCTGCCGCTTTTCAGGAGAGCAAAAATGACTAATGAACTTACAATCCTGGCTGCTCGCGATCTGCAGGTCGTCGAGTATCGCGGGCAGCGCGTAATAACCACTGAGCAAATGGCGGCTGGATACGGTGCTACCGAGAAGATGATAAATAACAATTTTTCTCGCAATGAATCACGTTTCGTAGAGGGTAAGCACTTCTTCAAAGTTGATGGGCCGGACCTGCAGGAGCTAAAAAGCCTCCCCTCTTTAAGAGGGTTGGTTAGTAAATATGCAAGCCAGCTCATCCTATGGACTGAACGCGGCGCAGCCAATCACGCCAAGATGCTGGAGACCGATCAGGCATGGGGCCATCACGAATACCTGGTTGAGTTTTATTTCACTAAGCGAGCAGCCATCGCCGCCCCGGTTAGCCGCAAAGAACTGGCCATGATGGTAATCGATGCAGAGGACCGGGCCGAAGCTGCAGAGCTTGCAAACAAAACCCTCAACGCAACGGTTGAGAGCCTTGAAAAGCATTTCACCAAAGGCATGACTATCCCGGCCTTCTGCAAAGGGCTGAACGGCGTCAACGTCAGTAAAATGATGTGGTGGGCTTTCGAACGTGATTGGGTTTTCAATGAGCAGCGCGATCCGGAGAAAGACCCGCGCTGGCGTGTCGCTAGTTATGCGCGCGATAAGTATCTGACGGAAGACCAGACACAGGTCACGCCGCATGGCATGGAAACCTTTACTCGCTACTCCCCTGTCCTGCTGGAAAAAGGTTGTCACCGGCTTTATCAGCTTTACATGAAAGGCGAGCTGCCAATGAAAAAGTCATGGAATGGCGAGTACAGCCACGATAAAGCCACTTACACGCCGGAGGCTGCTAAATGAAAATGATGACTAAAAACTTCCCCCTCAACGCCCTGGCTAACAGCTATGCCGCTGCACTATATCATCACGTTAAAGCGGAGAACGGCGGAGATTATTTCTATACCGCTGTTCACGGCAAGCCTTTGAAGGTGAACATCGTCGGCGGAATTGCAGGTATGCGACAGCTTATTGATGGCTATTTTCTTAAGGCGCTAAAAGATAATTATCAGGGTTGGGAAGCTTTCGGTCTGGCAACGCTTAGTAAGCTTTTGGATGGCGGGGGATCATTAACTCCGAAAGGGATTTCATTTTGGCAAAGCATGGTTTCGGATATGGGCGCAACGATGGAGGGTAACTGGAGTGCTTGATCTCGATAAGGCAGAAATTCAGGAGGCGCTGACTAACACCGACGTGAAAGTGGATGATGGCCGTGACTACTCAAAGCGCATTGTGTGGCAGATGAACCAGAAGCGTTACATGCGAAATGGTGTGGTGGCTCCAAAACCGGAGGCTCCACAAGTTGCGCCGGCCAGCATCCAGAAGAAAAGAAAGCCGCGTAAGCTTAGTTACAAAGTCGTGCAGAAAGCGATAGGAGCGGTGTAAAATCACGGGCCAAAAGATCGTTTTTTTGGCCCTTATAAAATTTATCACTGCATTAAGTTATATCGTCATCTTTGATATTAAGCCAATGGTTAGCTTCTTTAAGTAATTTTAAACTATCTATTCTAGACAGATATTGACTGTCATTAGCTACTGAGTTTGCAAGATACTCTTCTAAGTAGCTAAAAAAGCCAACCACTTGCCCCTTTAAAGCATTTTTATCTTTATTGTCTTCGCTTATGACCGAGTTGAATTCGAACATATCAAAAACAATAGCCTGCAAATTCCCGCCAAGTCCAAGGCCGTGGTCTTGTAAATATTTAAGGTAAATAGCCCCAAAAGCCCTTCCGGCATTGCATCCACCAAAGTATCCACCTTTTTTAGGAACAGCCCAGAAAGAATAACGGCCCTTACTGGTATTATTGTTTACGAATGGAAGTCTCGTCCAAACAACTTTCCTGTGATTATGGAATGTTAAATTCACAGAGTTAGACATTAGATACTCCTCTATTTTTATCGGCTAGGATCAGATCCAATTTCAACTGGCTTAAGCTCTTAACTACTGATTCAGCCTTTTCAAGAGTCATTAAATCATCCTGCCGTTTGCGTAATCGACGCCCAGCATCGCTTGAATCCTCATCAGAAACTTCACGGGCTCGTGAGACGATATCCTGTAGTTCACTGACCGAGTAGTTAAGATAGCCATTAGACTTACGATCCAGTTCTTCCATGTAGTCATAAATTTTGGCCTGTAGCTCATAGCTATAACTCATTGCCATCAAGCAAGCTTCACGTCTAGGGAACTTATATCCTGGGTATTTTTCTCGATTCTGCTCACTGATGAAGGGGTATTCGAAATTTTTCGCATACTCCACACCAAGTACTTTCGGAACCTTTTTGGTGAAGTCTGCATGGCGAAGCTTGCGATACTTTTTGCATGGAAATGCCATACCTTCAGCTTCAGCCTTCCCCTGGCGTTCGATATTGATGTAATCAACCATCTCAATACTGGATAAAGTAGGTTCAGCGATCGGTGAAATAAAGTTGCAACCAAATTCAGGGTGAGTCTGGACCTTCCCAGGGAGGGATATATTTTCGTGTTTCATGGGTACTCTCCGTTTAAGCTGGTTTAAGCTATCGCGACGGCGTCTAAATGATGGATGAAATGAATCGCAAGTTCTCGCAAGTAATGCAAGCTAAGTCTTTATGCGTTTTCCTTGCGAGATTCGGCAATGCGCTGATCGATCCATTCATCAATTTCACTTTCAACAAAAGCGATAGCGCGGGAACCAATTTTTACTGATTGAGGAAAGCGGCTTTCTTTAAGCAGGCGATAAATCCACGCCTTGCTATAGCCAGTCCGGCGCTGAACTTCTGATAAGCGAATTAGTGATTGAGACATATTTACCTCGTAACGTCTATTGCGGTTTACGAGATTCATTTCATCAAAGTCGGGCTGCTTATTGTGGAAATTACCAAAAGAAAAATGGAAGTGTTCTTTTGAAATTCCAAGCTACTAATGAGGGTTTTATTGAGTATTTTAGAAATGAGAAGTCTGCAAATGCGGGACTTTAGAAATCGTTCCCGCATCGAGTGTTTGGTTGGAAATGGACACTACTCGCTTTCAGGGAGGATGACTTCCAAAGCCTCTTTGATAAGATTTGTCATTTGCTTATCGGTCACTACTATTCCTTGATAATTCTGGCTTGCAAGGTTTTGAGCCACAGAACGAGCTATTGCCAGCTTGTTCAACTTGTCACCATTCTTAAAGGACTTACTCGATTTCTCAAGTGCTAAAGCCATGCCAGCAATCATCATGAGAGCCGTGTTCTTTCCAGGAAACTCCCCCCACTGATCAAGGTATTTGGTCTCTAATGTCTGTGTTATTTCTGTTTTTTTATGTGCCAGAGGCAGAGGCCAATGAAAATTATGCTTTGTTACCCAAGACTCAACTTCAGTTCGAATTAATACACAATCTCTGCGATCGTGATCATAATTGTCATAATGTGTTATATCTTTCGCAGTTAGCTCACCGCTATCCACGGCATCCCATAGCGAGTCTTTGTATGAATTAACTATTGTCTGCGCTTCACTTTTCAAGCCTAAATTTGGATTTTCATCTGCTAGAAAGTAAGCCGCATGTTCCAATGAGATATTAACCCTAGATAAATAGGGGACCATCCACTTAGGAAGCGTGTTCTTTAGAGCCCACGAATATTCATCTAAATTATCGTGCAAGTTAATACCCAAAAGCTTCTCAATTTCAGAGCGATCGAAGCCCACAAAGTCGAAAGAATTCATTCTTCACCTTCAAAATGGGACGTTGTCATCAAAAATAGATTCGCTACTATTTAGCAAATCCAGTTCGCTAGTTCTTGATGGGGACCAACCTTCGTAAGGAGCTTCATCCATATCAGGATTAACCATTACCTGATTAAGAAGCTCATAAGAGTTGAAACTTGGATCGCTAAGGCTCGGCCTTCTCGTTAAACCCCGGGAGTCCTGTATGAGTAGCTGAGGAGCATATTGCTCAGCTTCATCCAATTTAATAACTATCCAATTTGCAATTTGATCTCGAGTCATATCAGGAAATTTACTTTCGATTCTAATAATTAACTCTCGGATGCTAATGAACTGCTGCTTTTTGGCCTTTAACTCAATGATTGGATTTGTCATACGCCACCTCGCGTGCCTCTTTTTTTGGCGACTATGCCAGCCCATAGAGGTGTACGGGTTTTCGGGGATCAGCCTAGACATAGCCTATTCTTTGTTCGTCTACTGAAGTCTACTATCTTCGCCTAATACTGTCTATTCATCCAGTTATGCTCTTCTGCCAAATGAGCCGTGAAGCACGTTTTAGCCCTTCTCTAACGCACCCATATAGTCGGCATACCACTGAAGCATTTCACGGCGTCCATCCAGATACTGGGCGTGGTTGTAGGTGCCACGAATACTGTTCTTATCTGCGTGAGCCAGCTGCGTTTCAATCCAGGCCGTGTTAAAACCCTGCTCATGAAGAATGGTGCTCATGGTGTGGCGGAAACCGTGCCCCGTCGCTTTGCCATCGTAACCAATCCGTTTTATGACCTGATTGATACTGGCCTCACTCATTGTCTTACCAGTATCATTTCTACCCGGAAAAACAAAGCGACCGCGGCCTGTGATTTGGTGGATTTCTTCAAACAGGGCTTTAGCCTGAGTTGAAAGAGGAACAACGTGTGGGCGGCGCATCTTCATTCTTATCGAGGGGATCTGCCAGATACCTTTCTCTAAATCAATCTCAGTCCATTCAGCAGCACGAAGCTCAATAGTGCGCGTTCCAGTGAGCATCAGCAACCTGGTGGCATTTCTGGTGACAACACTGCCAGGATAATCGTTTAGAGCACGGAGAAAACCGCCAAGCTGATCTGCGAGAAGGTGGGGGAAATGTTTTTGTTTGGGTGATTTGAGTGCACCAGCCAGGTCTACAACTGGATTATGCTCTGCCCTGCCCGTTATGACCGCGTAGGTAAATATCTGCCGGCAAGCCTGTCGGGTCTTCTTCAGCTTATCAAGAACACCACGCTGCTCCATCTTCCTGAGCACAGTCAACATTTCGGCTGGCTTAATCTCAGCTACAGCTCTTTTACCTATATATGGAAAAACATCTTTCCGGAGGTATTCGTAGATGTCATCGGCGTACCCTTTGGACCAGCCAGGACGCTTATGCTCATGCCATTCGATAGCGAGAGCCTCAAAGTTGTTGTTAACGGCCTCAATTCTCGCCAGCTTCTCAGCCTGCTTGACCTCTCCCGGATCTCCTCCAGAGGCCAGAATCTTTTTCGCCTCATCCCTTTTCATTCGGGCTTCAGCCAGAGATACGTCCGGATAAACCCCGATCGCCAGCAGCTTTTCTTTGCCAGCTACACGATATTTCATGCGCCAGTAACGCGCACCGTTAGTGTTCACTAGGAGGTAAAGGCCACCACCATCTGATAGCTTATATGCCTTCTCTCTAGGCTTAGAAGTGTCCACCGTACGGGCGTTTAGTTTCAATTTGGGGGTATCTCATTACATTGAACGGGAAGTTACCCCCAAATGTACCCCCACAGGAGAGTAGATTTCAAGAGATAGCTGTAGACCTTGGGATAACCGAATTCAGGGGAAGCAGCTTGAGAACTGGGGTTTTGTGGACTTCAGTAGACGTTACAAGAAGAGAAAGTGGCGCGCCCTACAGGATTCGAACCTGTGACCTACGGCTTAGAAGGCCGGTGCTCTATCCAGCTGAGCTAAGGGCGCGGAGAGGTTGGGTCGAATTATACGGTTGAACGCTG